ACCGGATGGCCGCGATTTTTTTTTAAGTGGTCCCCAGACCACGTGGTCCAATAATAGACGCTCCTCAAAGCTTAATTAATGGTTTGTGGGCCTATAACTTGCCCACCAAGTAGTGGGATTTTGTCATAATGTGGGATCCACTTTTAAACGAGTTTCCGGATACGGTGCACGGTTTTCGGTGTATGCTTGCTGTGAAATACTTACAGCTCGTAGAGAATACGTATTCACCGGATTCATTGGGTTACGATTTAATTCGGGATTTGATATCTGTAGTTCGTGCTCGTAACTATGTCGAAGCGACCAGCAGATATAATCATTTCCACTCCCGCATCGAAGGTGCGACGCCGTCTGAACTTCGAAACCCCCTACACGAGCCGTGTTGCTGTCCCCACTGTCCGCGTCACAAAATCAAGAGCATGGGCCAATCGGCCCATGAATCGGAAACCCAGGATGTACAGAATGTACAGAAGCCCTGATGTTCCTAGAGGATGCGAAGGCCCATGTAAGGTGCAATCATTTGAGTCTAGGCACGATGTAGTCCATATAGGGAAGGTCATGTGTATTAGTGATGTCACTCGTGGAACTGGGTTGACCCATAGAGTTGGTAAGCGTTTTTGTGTTAAGTCGGTTTACGTTTTGGGTAAGATATGGATGGATGAGAACATCAAGACCAAGAATCACACGAACAGTGTCATGTTTTTTCTTGTTCGTGATCGAAGACCTGTTGATAAGCCTCAAGATTTTGGAGAGGTGTTCAATATGTTTGATAATGAGCCTAGCACTGCTACTGTTAAGAATATGCACAGAGATCGTTATCAGGTGTTGAGAAAGTGGCACGCAACTGTCACTGGTGGTCAGTATGCATCCAAGGAGCAGGCGTTAGTTAAAAAATTTGTTAAAGTTAATAATTATGTTGTGTATAACCAGCAAGAGGCTGGGAAGTATGAGAATCATTCTGAAAATGCATTAATGTTGTATATGGCGTGCACGCACGCCTCTAATCCTGTGTATGCTACGTTGAAGATACGGATCTATTTTTATGATTCGGTCACAAATTAATAAATATTGAATTTTATTGATGATAATTGTTCTACGTATACAATGTGTTGCAATAGATTCCATAATACATGATCCACTGCTCTAATTACATTGTTAATACTAATAACTCCCACATTATTTAAGTACTTGAGTACTTGTGTCCTAAATACTCTTAAGAAACGACCAGTCTGAGGCTGTGAAGTCATCCAGATCCGGAAGGTCAGAAAGCATTTGTGAATTCCCAACGCTTTCCTCAGGTTGTAATTGAACTGGATTTGGATTTTCATGATATCTTGTTTCATTGTAAATGGGCGGTTGTGGTGCTCCGTTATCTTGAAATAAAGGGGATTTTGTATCTCCCAGATATACACGCCATTCTCTGCTTGAGCTGCAGTGATGTACTCCCCTGTGCGAGAATCCATGGTTATGACAGGCTAGGGCTATGAAGTATGAGCAGCCGCACGGTAGATCAACTCTCCGTCGTCTGTTGCTCTTCTTCGCTATCCTGTGTTGGACTTTGATGGGTACCTGAGTAGAGTGGCTCTTCGAGGGTGACGAAGGTCGCATTCTTCAGAGCCCAGTTTTTAAGCGCATTGTTTTTCTCTTCATCCAGATACTCTTTATAACTTGAATTGGGTCCTGGATTGCAGAGGAAGATAGTGGGAATTCCGCCTTTAATTTGAACAGGTTTCCCGTACTTGGTGTTGCTTTGCCAGTCTCTTTGGGCCCCCATGAATTCTTTAAAGTGCTTTAGATAGTGCGGATCGACGTCATCAATGACGTTATACCACGCATTATTACTGTACACTTTCGGACTCAGATCGAGATGACCACACAAGTAGTTATGTGGTCCTAGTGACCTAGCCCACATGGTTTTTCCGGTACGACTATCACCCTCAATTACAATACTTATGGGCCTGATAGGCCGCGCAGCGGCACTGACAACGTTTTCACATGCCCACTCTTCAAGTTCTTCTGGAACTTGGTCAAAAGAAGAAGATAAAAAAGGAGAAACATAAACCTCCATTGGAGGTGTAAAAATCCTATCTAAATTAGAATTTAAATTGTGAAATTGTAAAACATAATCTTTGGGAGCTTTCTCCCTTAATATATTGAGGGCCTCAATTTTGGACCCTGAATTGATTGCCTCGGCATATGCGTCATTGGCAGATTGGCAACCTCCTCTAGCTGATCTTCCATCGACTTGGAAAACTCCATGATCAAGGATGTCTCCGTCTTTTTCCATATAGGTTTTGACGTCTGACGAACTTTTAGCTCCCTGAATGTTCGGATGGAAATGTGTTGACCGGCTTGGGGATGTGAGGTCGAAGAATCTGTTGTTTTGGCACTTGTATTTTCCTTCGAATTGGATGAGAACATGCAGGTGAGGAGTCCCATCTTCGTGAAGCTCTCTGCAGATTCTAATGAATTTTTTATTAGTTGGGGTTTGTAGGTTTAGGAATTGGGAAAGTGCCTCTTCTTTTGTAAGTGTGCACTTTGGATAAGTAAGAAAATAATTTTTGGCATTTATTTGAAAACGTTTGGGTTGAGGCATGTTGACTTGGTCAATCGGTACTCAACAAACTTGTCTATGCAATTGGGGAATGGTACTCAATATATAGGTGAGTACCAAATGGCATTATTGTAATTTGGTAAAGTGTGTTTTGAAATTCAAAACCCTCACGCTCCAAAAGCGGCCATCCGTATAATATT